TGTCCGGTAAGTCTTTCTTCTGACAACTATTATGAGTTCAGCAAGGAAGATCTTCTGAGAGATAACTGGCAGAGAAAACCGGCATATGGCAAGGTTGATCCTACAGTAGTAGGCGAGAGCATGAAACCTTATGTATGCCAGGTAGATCAGATGATCATGGGAATTGATCAGATTCGCCAGACCGATCTCAGCAGAAGACAGGGACCAACCACAATGCAGCCGAAACAGCAGAGAGTAAAAACCATTGCAGAACAGGCGAATATCCATCAGGATCGTCTGTTTGCGGAAAGCTACTTCAAAGCCGGTGCATGGAAGAATGAACTTTCCGGAGTTGACACTACAAGCCCTTCAACCAATGAGTTTATTAAATTCAGCAATGCAAACTCTGATCCGATTGCATATATTGATAGCGAGAAGACAAGCATGAATCAGCAGACGGGACGTATGCCGAACCGCCTTGGTCTTGGTATTAATGTATTTAATGCTCTGAAAGTACATCCGGGCATCCTCGAAAGGGTTAAATACGGTGGAAGCACCGCAAATCCGGCATCTGTAACAGAGAATGTGCTTGCGCAGTTGTTTGGAGTTGAAAAGATTGTAGTGCTTAAATCCATTATGAACAGTGCAAGCATGGGCGCAGATGAAGAAATGCAGTATATCGGAGATCCGAACGCATTTCTACTGGCTTATGCAACTAACGCACCGAGTATCGATGAACCGTCTGCAGGTTATATCTTCACATGGGATATGCTCGGCAATGGACAGATGCTTCCGATCCTGAACTATCTTGGAGAGAATGGCACACATACTGAGTACATTGAAGGTCTTATGGCGACAGATATGAAGAAGACATCTGACGATCTTGCAAGATTTTATAAAGCTGCAGTTTAAGGAGGAACCTATGAAACTTGTTGCAAACAAGCCATGCAATCTGAATGGAAAGAAATATTTCATCGGTGAAGAAGTCCCGGTTGAAGAAGTGGTTGATTACGCCAGTTTAGTAAAGATGGGGCTGTTATCAGTGATTCATGACGCTGTTCCGGAGGATAATCTTGAAGAATGTGTTGCTATGGTAGGAGAGGTAAGCTTTTCTATTCCAATTGTCAAAGGTCACGAGACGATTGATTTGGACGTTACAGAGCCTCAGATGCAGGATGCAGTAAAAACTATGCAGATGAGTGCAGATGCTGCTGTAGCTCATATTAGAGGGAATATTGAGGACGATACAACGCTTATTATCATCAATGCTCTTGACTCCAGAGCAACCGTAAAAAAAGCAGCAGAGTCAAAAGCCAAAAATCTCATTGAACAGGAAGAAAGTAAAGGTGATGCCTGATGGCAGGAACTTATACATATGAACCTGCCATGATCACATCGTATGGGAAAGATCGAATGAGGTTTGAACTTGGAGATGTGATGGTAGATGGAAAAGAGAGAACTTGTGCATTGTCAGACGAGGAATACATCGTTTTGTGTGATGATGTTCAGTCTGCGAAAGATTGGAAACGGGCAAAATTAAAGTGCCTTGAAAGTATATTTCGCAGGTTTTCTTTTGAACCTGATACAACAGTTGGCCCTACCTCATTCAAATTTGGTGATAGGGCTAAATTGTGGCAGGAAGAATATGAGAAGCTGAAGAAAGACCTGAAACTTGCTTCTGTATCCCCATCGGCTATTCTGATGAATGCCGGAGATACAAGCAAACAGCCAGTGCCATATTTCTACAACGGAATGATGAGCCATGAAGAAAGTGATGGTGTAGATATATGATTAGTCCATTTGGCTTGATGTATCTAAGACCGGGAAATTTATGGACAGATTTTGTGGTAAGACGAAAGAGCATTCGCAACATACTCGGACATCCTGTGTCAGATTTTGAAGCGAAAGGCGAGATATCAGGAATACTTGCTGAAGCATCTACACATGAATCTGACCGAATGAAACACAGGTGGGATCAGGAACAGCATTCCTTAACCCACACTCTTGTTATCCGAGATTCTGCAAATGTAAAGCAGGGAGACTATCTAACTACCGCAGGAAGAACCTTCCTCGTTCTCTTGTGTGAGGATCCCGGAAACCTTGGAGCAACTGGCTTAATATATCTTGAAGAAAGGAATGATCTGAAATGACGCCTGCCGAAGCAGCAGAAGCAGTAAAAGTTCAAGTTCAAACAGACAAGGAACGGATAGAGCAGCAGGTGATCGCAAGATATCCAAGGGCTTCAAATGCCCTTAGAAATGCTGCATTATCTGTACTGGCAAATCCAAGCCCGTCAGCTCCGGGCAGTCCACCGGGTGTTCGGAGCGGACATTTAAAAAATAACTGGCATATGAGCGGCGGTGCGGTATGCATTACTTCAGGTATGGGATATGCTGGCTATCTGGAACATGGTACCAGAAAGATGGCGGCCCGTCCTTTTGTTGACAAAATACAGCAGACGGCATTACCGAATGTTATGGCTATATTTGCAGAAATCGGAGGTTGATATGCTTATTGATCACATTGAACGAGCAGAATTTAATGCGGAGGAAATGCGAAGAGGAACTCTCGTCTTTGCAAAACATAAAACATGGAAAGAGGGAATCTCAGGTATTGTTTATCGCGCTTCTGCGGAACAGATTACAGTAATGTATCCGAATTCTCTGACAAATACCCAAAATCATTTTTTTATACCAGTTTCAGAAGTTTATAAAAATGAGTGGGAAATAAGATATTCGGGCGATGGTCTTCGTACTGTTCAGGAATACAAGGAGGCTGCGGATGAATCTTAGCGAACTGATTTTTAAACGTCTCTCTGCAGACGAAAATTTGCAGACAATGCTTGCTACATATGCCGGAGCACCTGCAATATTTGATTCTGAGTTTCCGGCAGACCAGCAGGAAGGATGGGAAGGAGCCACGCAGTATCCGAGGATATGCTACCGTATCGATATGCAGGTCAATCAGGAACGATCATCGGCGGGAACCTTGTATGTTGCAATGTATACGGATAAAACCAGTACGATAATTGAAGATATTGAAACAGCTGTGAAGCACTGTCTTCAGGACGTCCTGATGAAGCCGGCAGGAGAAGCACCGTTTTGCGTGGCGTGGGCGCGCACAGAATCGTATGCGATTGAGGGAAAAGAGGTGTGGTGCAAAGAAATGGCATTTGACATCCTCGAATACCCCGAACAGTTCAGCACGGATCCTGATCCGGTTCTTGCGGTAGCTGCGTATATCAAAAAGATATTTCCAGAGACAACAGTGCTTGGCATAGACAATGTTGGAGATTTTGTCGAAACATCAAGAACTCCCGTGTTCTATTGCAGATTGGCAAATATACAGCATACGACAGGGCATTGTATGAATACGATTTCATGGTTTGTAGGGAAGATTGCTGTACATTTGATTTATCCGGGAGCTGGCACAAGGTTAAAGACACTTGCATCTATCAATCAGAAGGTAGCCATAGATGAGGAGATAATCATGCTGGATGATTCCCCTATGACTATTCAGGGATTAGAACTGAATAATAAGTCAGATTACCTCAGAGAGGGACAGCTGACTATAACTGGTAAATATGGATGTCTCAGATGCAGTGTGAAAAAACATAATATTGCAAGAATAGGCATGGAATTCACAAATTGAAAGGAGAAGCAATGGCAGAAACAAAGAAAACAAATGCTCCGGAAGAAACAAAAGAAGTTCTTCCGGCAGAGAAAGAAACGGAATATGGGGTAGATGAGCTGATTGCCGCACGCGATCAGCTTTTTTCTTGCCCTGATTGCGCGATGGTGGCACTGAAACTGTCAAAAAAGAAAAGCATGACTGTTTCAGAAGCTGAGAAGCTTGTCGAAGAATTTATGAAGAAGGAGGTCAAATAATGGCGGAATATTTCCAGATTCCTGAAGTAGGTACAAAAGTTCGACCAGGAAGTTATTTCAACGTAGATAAGAATGGTGACGATGATTCTTTCGGGGCAATTGACGGAGTTGTTGTAGCTGTGTTTAAAGCAACGTTTGGACCAGTAGATAAAGTAACAGTCTTAGAGAGAGGAGACGATTACACAACAATCTACGGAGATGGATTAACGACTGACCTGATTCGTGAAGTTCTGTATGGTGGTGCAAAGAAAGTTATTTGCTGTCGCCTTAATGGAACGGGCGGAGCTGTGGCGAGCGTAAGTCTTGCAGCTGCAACTGGAAAAGTTAAGATCACAGCAAAACATCCAGGAGAGATGCCATTTTCTGTAACTATTAGAAACCGCTTAACTGACAAAGACAGGAAAGAATGCATTATCTATACAGGAACTACTGAATTTGAAAAAGTATATTTTTCAGCAGGCGATAATGAAGCTGCAAGTCTTGTAAGTGCTTTTGCAAATTCAAAGAATTTCACGGCTAATCTTGAAGAATCTGCAAAAGGAATCATGACTAATGTGAATCAGACAGCGTTTACAGGAGGAAAGAATCCTACAGTAGCAACTGCCAATTATTCAGCTGCTTTTTCACAGGCAGAAAAATATTTCTTCAATACAATTTGTGTTGATACAGAAGATACAGCAGTACATGCGCTGTTACAGGCATTTCTGGACAGAATTTATGAAACCAGTCAGTTTGGGATTGGAGTTGTTGCAGAGAAAGATAACAAAGATTTAGACGAAAGAATGAATGCGGCAGCAGGATTTGATGGTGAGAATATAGTTTATGTTCTCAATCCAAAAGTCTTTATCAATGAGGGAACTCTGGATGGATATCAGACTGCCGGCTTGATTGCTGGACTTATTGCAGCAACTCCTGCAAATCAGGCAGTGACTCATATGGTGATTACTCGATATGTAGATCTTGTAGAACCGCTTACAAATACTCAGATTATAAAAGCGGAACTGAAGGGATGCTTGGTTCTTAGTAAGTCTACAGAAGATGAGGTATGGATTGATGCTGGAATCAATACACTGATTAATCTTCCGGATAACAAAGATAAAGGTTGGAAGAAAATCCGCCGTGTAAGAACAAGATATGAGTTATTGTACAGAGCAAATGCCCAGTCCGACGCTTTAGTTGGAAAAGTCGATCCTGATAAAAATGGAAAAGCCACTATTATTGGAAAAATTCAGGGAATTATCAATGCCATGATCAAAGAAAAAAAATTAACAGCAGGAACAGTAACTGAGAGCACGACTTATATTGCAGACGCAGATAACTGTTATTTTGACCTTGATATCATTGATAAGGATTCTGCGGAACATATTTACTCATTCTATAAGTTTAGATTCAGTACCAATGCAGAGTAAAGGAGGAAAGGTGAATGTTAAATACAAGTGCTGCAACAGACGCGAGACATAGTCGTTCAGGTAAAGATGCCATGCTTTACAATGCAGATGGGGTTCCGTTTGCGCAGGTAAGCAGTTTTCAGTCGAAAACATCTTTTAATAATACCAAATATCAGCCATTAGGACAGAACAGAGAACTGGAAACAAACAATACTATTGGAGTCACGATTACAATTTCGGAGATCGTTGTTCTGGATGGCGAATTATTCAACAATGTTGTTAGTGCGGTAAATAAAGGAGAAAGCCCGGTTATGACTTTAGATGGAGTTATTGAAGGGCGTAATGGCTCCCAGGAACGCATTACATATCGTGAATGTATCTTTAGCGGTGACCAGGATCTGCAGAATGTAAGTACAGGAGATACATTATCAAGATCTTATAATCTGCACTGCAACGGGGAAGTAGAACCCCGTTCATCACTGACAATTTGATATCTGATCAACACAAGGGTGGCTAAAACTGGCCGCCCTTATTTTATAAACGGAGGAAAATAATACATGGCAAGAACTGCAAATATCGAAAATGAAGAACTGAAAACAACTGAAATTGATATGACAGAAGCTGAGGCAGATGAAGCATTAAAAGCTGATATGGCGGCAAATGAAGTGGATTATCTGGCGGGTCTTTTGAATGCAGCAGAAGATGCAGAAGACGAAACAAAGAAGATCGAGATTGTCCGTAATGGAAAGACTTACTTTGCTTTTTCAATTCATTCGCTTCCGGATGAGACTCTGTATGAAATCCGTAAAAAGTACACCAAGTATGTAAAGAATAAGAGAACTGGCACAAAGGTAGCTGAAGGAGTAGACAATGCGAAACTCCGCAGTTCTATGATTTACAATGCGACAATTGCAGAGGATCAGGAAAAACTGTGGGATAACAAACAGGTTCAGGAAGCATTAAGACGGAGAGGAAAACACATTATTAATGCTCTGGATGTCATTGATGCGGTGCTGCTTCCGGGAGAAAAAGAGAACGTATTAACTGTTCTGGACGAGCTTTCAGGCTACGATACAGAAGAAGCAAAGGTTGAAACAGCAAAAAACTTATAAGGTCCGGCTACAAATCAGCCCTGTTGCACTGGATATTCCAAAGGCAGGGCATCCGGCCGGATGAGGTAATGGCCTTGCCAGCAGGGGTCAGAGCCTTTCTTTTTGCCTCTACGGAGGTATGGATTGAAGAAAATATCAAGAAAAATGAAAAGAGGTGAGATGCTTGGCAGAAACGATAAGGATAGAGATTCCTGTTAATGTGGTCGATAATACCGGTTCTGGAACGTCGAGTGTGACCAGGAATCTCACTGCAATGGAAAGGGCGTTTGAGAGGGCAGACAGGGCGGCGCAACGATTCCAGCGTAGATCAGGCGTAGCAGCTGAGATAGAAATTGGAGCAGACGACAATGCCACCCCGGTTCTTTCTACTGTTGAAAATGCAACAGAACAGATCGACGGAGAAACAGCACAGGTAGAAGTTTCAGCTGACGATTCAGCTACACAGATTGTCAATTCCGCATCAAATGCTGTAGAAAATTTTGATGGACAATCGGGAGATGCTGAGATTGGTGCTTCTGATGAAGCTACGCCGGTTATCCGGGCTGCTCAGGATGCAGCAGAATCATGGGGAGGAAGCGTGTTTAATGCTACTATCGGTGTCATAGATGCGGCGACCGCCCCAATATCCAAACTTGCGAGTATAGCAAAGAATCCGGTTGTGCAGGGAGCATCATTGATCGGTGCCAGCTTTGGTGTGGCAGAATCGGTTAACTCCTTCCAAGACTTTGAAAGCATGATGTCACAAGTCAAGGCTATCTCTGGTGCAACAGGGCAGGCATTCGATGATCTGACTGCAAAAGCACAGGAGATGGGAGCGACCACCAAGTTTACGGCCACAGAGAGCGCAGAGGCGTTTAATTACATGGCTATGGCAGGATGGAAGCCACAGCAAATGATCGATGGTATATCCGGCATTATGAGCCTTGCAGCAGCATCCGGAGAAGACCTTGGAACAACAAGTGATATTGTAACGGATGCACTGACAGCTTTCGGATTACAGGCGGGTGATGCAGGGCATTTTGCTGATGTTCTTGCTCAGGCGAGTGCCAATGCCAACACAAATGTGTCAATGCTTGGAGAATCGTTTAAATATGTCGCTCCTGTTGCTGGCGCTATGAATTACAGCGTTGAAGATACATCTCTTGCGCTTGGTTTAATGGCAAATGCAAGTATTAAAGGTAGCATGGCCGGTACCGCACTTAAAACATCTTTGGCAAATATGGCGGCACCTACAGACAGCATGGCAGCAGCTATGGATAAATACGGAATCAGCCTTACAGATTCTGAGGGAAACATGAAATCCCTTCGAGGAGTAATAGATAATCTTCGAGGAAGCTTGGGTGGACTTTCTGAGACTGAGCAGACAGCAGCAGCTTCAACCATTTTCGGAAAAGAGGCCATGGCCGGCATGTTAGCAATCATCAACGCCAGTGAAGAGGATTACAACAAGCTGAGCACAGCAATTGGCAATTCAAAAGATGCGGCAGAGGGAATGGCTGACACGATGCTGGATAACCTGAAAGGTTCGTTCACACTGATGCAGAGTGCTATCGAAGGTACGGAGAATGCCTTTGGAAAACGGTTGTCTCCGTATTTAAGAGGAATTGCAGGTGGAATTACCGATATGATGCCTGAGATAACGGATGGAATCAATGCGGTTATGGATGTGGTAGATGATAAGATTGCAGGCGTAAAACGCAAGATCACTGACATGACCGGTTCTGATGAATGGAAGAATGCGGATCTGTTTGGAAAGATCGACATAGCATGGGATTCAATAATCGCAAAGCCGTTCGGGAATTGGGCTTCTGGAGATGGTGCGCAATTAATATCCAGTGGGCTTGGCACATTATTTTCGAGTGCAGCGGCTATTCTTCCGGGAGGTGAAAAAGCAGGACTAACATCGTGGTTAAGTGCAGGGATTCTCGCAAAAGGAGCAGCTACGGTTGCTCAAAAAGGGAAAAGCATAGTGGAAACCCTGTCACCTATCGGAGATGCTATTGGTAACATTACAGAAGCAGCTGGAAATGCAAATGATGTGATGGACTTTGTAGGTAATCTGAGTTCCATGATTCCTGTAGGAGCGAAAGTTGGACTTGCGGCAGCGGGAATTACAGCTGCGATTATAGGAATCAAACTTGCAATCGACAAGTATAACCAGACTCAGCTTGAGAATAGTTTGGAGGAGCATTTTGGGAAGATTAAATTATCTGCAGATGAAGTTAAAGATGCGGCGGCAGGAATACTGAACCAGAAATACCTCACAAACGTGGAACTGGCATTGAATGAAGTACAGAATGCCGATAATCTGCGAGCGGAGGCGCAAAAAGCTTTGGAATCGAACGATGTCCTTGAATTCAAGAGCAGAGTTGGAATCACTTTGACAGCTGATGAACAACAGGAATATACGGATAATATTAATACTTTTGTTGAAAGCAAGATATCTGAACTGGAGAGTCGTACATTTGCGGCTCATATTCACGTTCAAACATACCTCGCAGGTACAGAAGACGGTCAGACATTAGCCCAGAACATCAAGGAATGGGCCAGAGCGGACAATTTGGAATTATCCGATTTATCTAGCCAGCTGTCGCAAAAGGTCTCAGAAGCCCTGAAAGACGGCATCATTGATGTGAATGAAGAAGAAGCTATTAGCGCTTTGCAGGAGAAGATGAACAGCATAACTGCTCGCTGGAAAGAAGCAGAGGCACAGGCTCAGTGGGACTGGATAAACCAGAAATACGGTCATTTAAGTGCAGCTGATCTGGAAAGCGGTTCATTTACAGACTTGATGGATGAAATGCGAAGCCAGCGTGAGACTGCAATGGAAAGCATTAAAGCAGATACGACTCAGTGGTATTCGGAATTGGAGGCAATGAAGGACTATGGAAGAATTACTCCTGAACAGTATGAGAGCTACAAAGAGCAGACTGGATGGTATGTAAGAGGCCAAGAAGGTTCCGAATTGTCGAAGAGTCTTGAGCTTGGAAGCAACACTCTGAATGACACATACGGCGAGAAGATTACCGGAAACATCCAGACGCTTACAGAAACTGCGCAGAACGCCTTGAAAAGTGCAGAGACCAGTTTGCAGAGCGGAAGCTATGGTACGATTGCAAGTACCTTTGATAACATGTTTACGTCTATGGATAATGGAAAAGGCTTCCTGGGAATTGGTGCAGATGCCGATCAGAGAGCACTAAACGAATTGTATCAGTCGATGGCTCCGGATGTTAGTCAGATGGGAAGCCTGATTGACCAGTACAGAGAAGCAGGGCAGGCAGTACCGAAGAGCCTTATGGAAGGATATAAGGAAGCAATCGAAGTCGGTGCGGCGGCAGGTGACGTTGATGCGGCTTGGCAGAATTACGCAAACCAGATTCTTGAATCTGGAAGCGAAGAAATGAAGAGCGTTTTGACGGATCCGAACAATCCAATGTACGAAAGTGTACGAGAGCAGTTGCCGGAGGAACTCAAAACTGCCATTGACAGGGCGACGGCAGAAACGACGCCAGATGAGATAACACTTGAAGGGCTGAGAGCTGCTGTCGATGGAGATGTGGATATTGACAAAGATTCCTGGGTATCGGCGCTGAATGAAAAACTGGGAGATCTTGCAACTACTGAAGAGGTTACTGCTGACAATGTAAAGATTAAAGTTGAGCAGGGGGATTGCCTTTGGGAAATTGGTAATGCTCTTGGAATTGACTGGCAGACGATTGCAGAACAAAACGGTATCGAAAGTCCATACATTATTCACCCAGATCAGGAACTTACAATTTCGATGGATACAATAAAAGCTGAAATGGACGGAGATAAGGCGCAGGCTGCTATCGAGCAGGCAATGTCGGCTCTGGATGCCGAAGGGGCAGAAATGTCCGTTACAGCAGAAGGAGTGAAGGTTGATCTGGCAAATGTTGAAGTGGATTCTGATGTAGCGGCGGCTCAGATCGAGTCGGCTCTTGGCATGGAATCCGGGACACTTGCAGCCAATGGCATTGAAATACAGGCAGGAGCAACAGTAACAATTCCACAGGAATTGGTACAGGTTGATACATCTGGCATACAGAGTGCTACTGAGGCGCAGACAGAAACAGAGCCCGTGGAAACAGATACGTCTGCAAATGTTAATATCACTGAAGCAACTACAGATGCGTCTGGTGCCAAGGAACAGGCACAGTCGGAAGTGGAATCTACATTTTCAGAATCTATGCCGGCAGATGGCCATACCGATGTAACGCTCGATCAAACGAACAATGCAGCAGAAGTATATTCTGAAGTGGCGTCTGAAGTACAGTCTACATTTTCAAATCCGATAGCGGCATCATGCACTGTTAATGTAACTCTTAACTGGCATATAACAAATCCATCTGCCGGAATTACAACATCTGGAAGCGGTTCATCCGTTACAGCTACTATTGCAGGTAATGCAGAGGGAAGCATCGTTACCGGACCGTTATTATCCTGGGTAGGTGAAGATGGTCCAGAAGCTATTATTCCTCTTGGCTCAAAACGTCGTGACAGGGGTATGGATCTGTGGTTACAGGCAGGACGAGCGTTGGGCGTAAAAGAATATGCAGAAGGTGGAATGGTTGGAGATGTTCCACTGTCAGGAGACTCCTCGGATTCTCCTTCCGGAAACTCTGGCAGTAATGGCGATAAAGGTCAGATTGTTGTCAATATGAACCCTGTCTTCAACATTAATGGAGAAGGTGGCAATGACACGGTCAATTCCATCAAAGAGAAGCTTAAAGAATTAATCAATGAGATGTCTGGAGAACTGGCATCAAGATTACTCGAATCATACGCAAATATGCCGACGTAGAAAGGGGAGAGGGTATGGAGATATATTTAAAAGAGGCGGCAAATAAGCAATCTTGTCTTCGCTTTCCTTCTCTCCCAGACAAGGAGATTACTGTTAAGGGAAATTCAAAATACCAGAAGTACGATCTGATAAAAAAAGGAACCTTTGCATTTCCGGCTGGTCCAGATATCAGATCATATGAATGGAGCGGATATTTTTGGGGCAGAGCGAGAAAGAAATGGAACATAAACACTAAGTGGTTGGACCCGAAGTCCTGCATAAAGAAACTGGAAAATTGGAGAGATAAAGGTACAATCCTGAATCTTGTAATTTCCGCTGGCGGAGGTATAAATACCGATGTCACAATACAGAACTTTGAATATAAGAAGTTTGGTGGAAAAGGAGATTATTCCTATTCCATCACTTTTTATCGTTACCGCCCTCTAAAGATTCAGACTACAAAGGATCTTGGAATTGACAAGAAAAAGAAGAAGACAACAACCCGAACAAACCTGAAGAAGACCTCGACAGAAAAGAAAAAACAGACCTATACAATAAAATCCGGCGATTGTCTGTGGGATATTGCAAGAAAGTTTTACGGATCTGGTGCTGACTGGCAGAAGATCTATGATGCAAATAAATCGACAATAGAAAAAGCTGCAAAGAAATATGGTCATAAGGATAGCAATAAGGGAGATTGGATATTCCCTGGCACTATCCTTACGATACCGTAAAGGAGGCATTATATGGTTGATCCGCTGAAATATTCTTATTATTTAGTCCTCGTGACTGAAAAAAAGAAAAAATATGACATAACAAATTTTGTCGAAGATTTGGGATGGGAAGAACTGGAAAATGAACTTGCGGCCAGATTGTCGTGCACTGTAAAGAATGATAAGACCACAAAAGGCAGGATTTCCAGTTTGTCTAAACCAGGATGTTATTTGTACTTGTATTATCGGTACAAGACTGGAACTGCACAGGAAGCTATGCGTGGCCGGATTGTAGAATGGAATCCATCTGCAAAGTCAAGCAGTCAACCATTAAAGCTGAAGGCCTATGATAACCTGTATGATTTGCAGGAGTCGGAAGACTGTGTATATTATTCTTCCGGAGCAAGAACCAAGCAGGTTATACAGGATTATTTCAAGAAATGGGGTATACCAATTGGCAAATATGCCGGGCCTGATGTGACTCATGGAGTTATCAAAGAAGATAAAAAGAAGCTTGGAACGATGGTTAAGGATATTCTGGACGAAGCAAAGAAAAAGGGTGGAGGCTATTCGGTAATCCGCTCTGTAAAGGGCAAGGCCCAGATTCTGGCGATTGGCAGCAACAAGAACATCTATCATTTTGCTGAGACAGAAAATCTAATAAGTGTTTCTCATAAGATCAGCACTTCGGGAATGGTTACACGAGTAAAGATTCTCGGAGAAGCAGACGATGATAAGCGTAGGCCAGTAGAAGCTACGGTTGATGGTCAAACAAAGTACGGCATCCGCCAGAAGATCCTTACCAGAGGCAAGGATGACAGCTTAGATGAGGCGAAGAAAGAGGCAAAAGAAGTTCTTGAGGATGATGGAAAACCCAAGCAGGAAATCAAAGTGGTTGCTGTTGATCTTCCTATTATCCGAAAGGGAGATATTATTCATTTGAAAATGTCTACCGGATCTGGATATTATTGGGTAAAGGCAATTACTCATGATTGCGACAAGATGGAAATGACTATGACTTTAAAGAAAACTAAGCTGAAATCTTCGTCCTCGAAAAAGGATAACAAGAAAAAGGATGGAGATTATAGCATCGGCGATACAGTCAATTTCCATGGTGGTACACATTATGTTTCTTCGGATGCGTCATCTGGCTATCAGGTAGCAGCAGGAAAAGCAAAGATCACGCATAACAATCCGGGCAGCGCACATCCTTGGTGTCTGGAAGGTCTTGATTGGAGCGAAACACACCTATGTGGATGGGTAGATGAAGGAACATTCGATTAACGGGAGGTAGAGGATGGCATTTGATAGTAATGATGGAGTGTCGAGGCTGGCAGCAGCTCTTGATAGTAGAATGAAACAGCACGCAGCTAAACCCCTATGCCTTGATTTTGCAGAAATTCAGGCAGATGGTAGCCTACTCTCGAACACTTTTCCGATTGCGATTCCAAAGGAGGATTACAGGGTGTGCAGACAGCTTACCCTTGGAAAGACGGGAGATGCATTCTGCGATGTGCAGACTGAGCATTCTGGGAAAGCATATCTTCCGGAATCAATGCGGCAGTTACAGGCAGGAGACAGGGTACTGATCGCCTGGGTACAGGACACTGCTGTTGTGATCGACATTATAACCAGACCGGTATAAGAGGACAGTATAGGAGGACATATGGCAGACAATAACTTATATCCGGTGGTGGATATACCGGAATATGAGGAAGAAAATGAAGAATATGATACAAATTACAAGCCATCTGTGGCGTGGGACTTAGAGAAAGGAGATTTCGTTTGTAAATCTCCTTTTTGTATGCTCAAAAGCGAAGGACTTGAAGCGTACAAGATATGGTGCGTGAAGGCCGTATCAACAGAAAGATATAGTTGCCTCGGGTACGACGATGACATCGGTGCAGAGATGGAAGATGCCATGAAGGAAGAAGATGACACAGCTGTGGAACTGGCAATTGAACGTACCATAGAAGAGGCTCTGATGGTAAATCCAAGGACTGAATCCGTAGAGGACTTTGAGTTCTCATGGGAACCATCTGTGGTTTATGTGAAATTTACAGTGTACGCAATACACTGGGAGAAATTTGATTTAGAAGTAACATTGAAAAGGAGATGAGAATTTGACAGAAGAATTTGTAACTCCAGAATTTATAGATAATAGTGATCCTGATACGATCCAATCCAGGATGATGAACAATCTGCCTGTTGATATCTCTGATATGCCGGCAGATTTCCCATACGATTTCACAATGCCAACAGCGATTGAAATATCGAGGTTAATACAGTATAACCTTACCCGGACATTGATGTTGATGTTCCCGATGTGGGCTTGGGGTCAATGGCTTGATTTGCATGGTGTATCTGCAAAGGTTACACGAAAGCAGGCGAGCAGAGCATCCGGTCATGTGACCGTCGTAGGCACCGCTGGAACGATTATCGAGGAAGGGACGGTATTTTGTACAGAAGGTACGACAGATGTCGAATCTGTTGAATTTGCGACGACTGAGGAAGCAACTATACCAGAGCAGGGAACGGTTGACATACCTGTTGCGTCTGTTCTCACAGGAGCTTCTTATAATGTGACAAGAAATACTGTGACATTGCAGAAACAGCCAAACAAGAATGTTACTTCTGTGACGAATGAGAATCCTATCAGGGGTGGCACAGACGAAGAGGACGACGACACATACCGAGAAAGAATCCTTGAAAAACTTCGCTCCGCAGAGGTTTCCTTTGTAGGATGTGACGCAGATTATGTCCGTTGGGCGAAAGAGGTATCTGGTGTTGGTTCTGCCGTGGTCGAAGCTGAATGGAAAGGACCTGGCACCGTTAAGGTTGTTGTTGCGGATCCGGATGGTTCTGCGGTTGGAGAAGATACTCTAAAAGCAGTTGAAGACTATATTGTATCCCCAAAGGACAGAATGAAGCGTCTGGCTCCGATTGGAGCATCCGTAACGATATCTACAGTGAAGGACATGACTATATCCTACAGTGCAGTGCTTGAACTGGAAAGCAATTACAGTATCGACAATGTAAAGGAAGCATTCCTGACAGCATTAAAGACCTACTACAGGGAAGCTAAGGACAGTGAAGAAATCCGGTATACGGTTGCATCTGCATTGTTGTCTAATACAGCTGGAGTAATTGACTTTTCAGATTTTCGCATAAATGAAAATACGAACAACATATCGGTTGCAGCAGACTATTATCCGATCACAACTGCGACGGAGCTTAATTTTACGGAGGGATAGAGATGCATATAGATAATGTTGATCTGGAACATTTTCCTGCAAATGAGGTTGCTCAGAGGCTCCTGACGTATGTGACGAGAGGATGGTATGATAAGTCGTACGTCGGAAAATGGATTTTTGAGGTCATGGGTTTAGAACTGGATACGGCAATCAAAAGGATTGAAGAAGCGCAAAGTCAGGCATTTCCGGAAACGGCGGCATGGGGAATGTATTTTCATGAACTGACATATGGAATACCGATTGACAGGACAAAAGACATTGATGATCGCCGAAAAGCAGTCGTGAATCGACGCGATAGGACGGCCAGATCGTCCATTACTCCTTATAGATTAGAAAACATCATACAGACCGTATTTGGGCTTTCTGCAAGCGTCTCGGAACAGGTAGAGCAGTACATATTCAATATTGACTTAACCATTAAAGCGGATTATGCCATACATTCCGTAGATGCCTTGTTGGAATATATCCGTAAAATAAAGCCATCGCATCTGGCGATGAAAGCACGATATGTTATTGAGGCTGTGATATGTGAACAGAGAAACCAGGCATTGTTTCCGCTTGTAGAAATAGGAATGCCGTATATTTTGCCGGAAGAATTTTCTTTGCCACTTGTAGAAGTAAAATGTGGAATATCAGAAAATCTTTCTGCTAACATGGAAGGAAACATCATGGTTTATAAAAACCTTCACCAGTGGAATGGCGAATATGATTTTGATGGCGAAATACAGTTTGATACAGAGATTTCCAAGGAGGAATTGTGATGGAAGGAAAGGTTACAAAGATTGGAAAAACTAAGATTTTAAAAGCTCGAGCGGGAGAAAGCACGCTCCCCAAAATCGCTGGATTTGCATTTGGCTCTGGTGGAGCGGATGGCTCGACGGTACTTGTTCCGGGAGAAACCTTGAAAAGTGAATTTCTTCGAAAAGCAATAGATGGACATACACTTAAAATAAACGAAAACAAGTGTGAGTATTATTGCACGCTGAACACAAACGAAGCGAACGGAAAGAGCATTAGTGAAATTGGTCTGTATGATACAGAAGGAGATATTATCATGATTGCGAATTTTACTGCTAAAGGGAAAGACCCTGAAGTGTATATGAAATTTGAAATTGATGATATTTTGAAATAGGGAGGAAAGTGATTGAATGGCAAATATAGTAATTCCGGACAATCCCAGCTACAGTGAGGTAGTTCCTATTATTGAAACGACAGATCCGGTTCATGCTGATATTGTTAATCCAGTATTTAAAAGGTTGCTGATTAACGAAGCATATCTGAACAGGAAGATCATGGAGCTTCAAAAACTGATAGATAAAGCGGCCTCTGATAATATCTGGGGAGGAACGAACTTATCCTCTGCTGCAACGATAGGGGATTCGGCGGCACAGTACACAGTAATCAGGAAAACATCGTCCGCAATACAGGAACAGTCTTTATTTTCCGTACCGGTTTCAGGTATTAGAAAGGGACTGTATAGCTTACTGATTCGCCTGAAAGCAAGTCAAAATACAGATGGTAATGGCTTGGTTGGACTTAAAGTATCTTCTGGCGGTGTAATGCAGAAACAGCGGACGATTATAGCGCAGATGTTTAAGAGCGCGAACACATATCAGACATTTGGGATGAATGTGGAATTGGATGACTCTGCAACAATTTCAGCCGCTCTATTAAAAAACAGTGCGAACATTACCATAAGCATTGATTACGTTATTTTGCAGTCGGCACAGACGGCAATAACAAGTTTGTAGGTGATTGCATGATAACGGCAGAAAAGCTCGTTGAAATACGGGAAAAAGTAAAAAAAGAAATGGCAAGAAGAAATTGCAGTGACCATGGCGAAAATGCTTCATTAAGCAAATTCGCCGATAGCTACGATTACGACATTCCTCCGGTGACAGGAGGGGATATCACAGATGAACATATACAAAAGATTATCGATCCGCTGCTTAATGTAGCGGATTTTTTGCAGGACAACAGTCTGCAGCAGAGCCGAAACGGAATGGATGTTATTACTGATCAGGCAGAAAAGTTTATAGATGCATTAGCAAAAATTGATAAGCAGGCTACATCCAGCGGATGTAGAGGACTTTGTACGGGGTTATGTGTAGGTTCTTGCACATCTGGCTGCCAGGGATGCACCGGGTGTACTGGTGGTTGCGATACCACTTGCGCAAGAGGATGTTCTGATGGATGTTCAACATCTTGTGGCGGATGTTCAAGCGGTTGCTTTTCTGGTTGTACACATACCTGTGGTTCTGGATGCACAACCGGCGCAATGACTACATAATGAGAGGAGGTGATATCTATGGCGTGTTCAAAAGGATGTGGAACGAGTTGCGCAACGAGTTGTCAGTCCACAGCATCCGGCAACTGCGGAGGATGTGGGACTTCTTGTTCACGAAATTGCAGCACGATATGCTCAGGTACCTGCTCTGGTACTTGTAACAAAACATGCACAAAGCAGTGCAATCACAATTGTTCGGACGAATGTACTGGATGTCAACGGACTTGCGCAGATGATTGCGAGGCAGGATGCAAAACGGATTGCCTTCAGACCTGCACAGCGAATTGTTCAGACACTTGCGCAGACTGCACAGGTGGATGTGGAAACAGTTGCTTTGCGACATGCGCTGATGACTGCACAGGTGGATGCAAAGGCAGTTGCAATACGACATGCACAGCGAATTGCATGAACGACTGCAATAGCTGGTGCGAAGGCGGATGTTATTCTTCGTGCACATGGACTTGCGAAGGATGCAGTAATACTTGCACTGGTACCTGTTCCGGTACCTGTTCTGGTACTTGCTCCGGTACCTGTTCTGGCACTTGCCAGGGTTGCGATAATAAGTGCACAGCTTCCTGCGCTCAGTCTTGTACTGGCTGTAGCGGCTGTTCGGGTTGTGGAAATTCCTGTGGTTCCGGATGCACAAATAGCTGCATGGGAACCTGCAAAAGCAATTGTTCTGGAGGCTGCGGAACCAGCTGTGGAGGATGCTCTACATCCTGTGCATCAAGCTGTCAGAGCGATTGTGGCGGGACCTGCAGGAATCAGTGTTTCGGACAGGCGACTACACCGATATATTAATTTAATTAGGAGGAAAATATGAGAACAGTAATTATTAAAGTAGACAGCAAAGAGGCAGAGTACATCGAAAGACTGGACTATGAAAGAGGTTTTGCAAAGGATGTCCTTCAGAGGATCATCGAATCACATCCAGATGATGCGGGAATTGTTAATGGTGAGGCATTTAAGGCATACCAGAAACAGGGAGTTGAACTGGATGCACAGTTTAAGATCGCCGTGACAGAACTTGAGCAAAAGTATATTCCAGATACACTGAAAGGCCATAAGACCAGATGGAATCTGGAATACAAAACAGCTGAATTAAAAGTAGATATTTTGTGCAATTGTGCAATTGAGGGGATTGAATGAGAAGAACAGAGCAGTATTCTGAAAAACTGAGCCGGTTATATCCTGAACTTCATAAACCTACAGGGAAAGAAAAGGTCCTGACGCAGACAGTTACATTTCAGGTTACAGATGATTGCAATTTGGCTTGCAAATACTGTTATCAAATGCATAAAGGCAAAAAGAAGATGTCATTTGAAACAGCAAAGGAAATGGTCGATCTCTTGCTGTCTGGCGATAAAGGTATGGACGACTATATTAATCCGGTACGCTCACCGGGACTTATCATTGATTTTATCGGTGGAGAGCCCCTGTTGGAGATTGAATTAATTGATCAGATCTGCAGCTACACGATTAACAGGATGATCAAACTAAACCATCCATGGCTGACAAGAACAATGTTTTCTATTTGTTCAAATGGTGTCTGCTACTTTGAACCAGAAGTGCAGAGAGTTTTACAGAAATGGAATCAGCGCCTGTCTTTTTCTGTGACTGTTGACGGAAATAAAGAACTTCACGATTCCTGCCGGGTATTTCCGGATGGGCGGCCATCTTATGATCTGGCAATTTCAGCGGCGAAAGATTGGGTAAACAAAGGTGGGTATATGGGCAGCAAGGTTACGATAGCTCCTGCAAATGTGATGCATGTGTACGATGCAATTACGCACATGATCGATCTTGGATATAACGAGATCAATGCAAACTGCGTCTACGAAGAAGGATGGCAGATGGTACATGCGACTGTTCTTTACGATCAGTTGAAAAAACTTGCAGACTATATCTTGGAACACAATCTTGATATGGAAAATGATTATTACATCTCACTGTTCGAGGAAAACTTCTTCCACCCGAAGCAGCCTGACGACCTGGAAAACTGGTGCGGTGGGAATGGAGTAATGTTGGCCGTGGATCCGGACGGCATCATTTATCCGTGCCTGAGATATATGGAAAGTTCTCTTGCAGGACAGCAGGAGCCATATAGTATAGGGGATGTGAACACGGGAATCTGCCAGTGTGAATGTCACAAATGCCGTGTAGAATGCCTCAAAAAAATCGATCGGAGAACACAGAGCACGGACGAGTGCTTTTATTGTCCGATTGGCGAGGGATGCTCTTGGTGTACCGCATACAATTATCAGGTATTCGGAACTCCAGATGCGAGAGCGACCTATATTTGTGACATGCATAAGGCACGAGCCTTGGGAAATATTTATTTTTGGAATAAATATTACAAGAAAAATGGAATTGAGAAGCATATGGAGAATCATGTGCCAGAAAAATGGGCACTTGACATTATCACTCAAGCAGAGTGGAATATGCTGAATAGCTTATAACTATTTTCGATATAATCTAACAAAAAGTGATAATATCGAAAAAATATGGTAAAAAAGAGAGGTGTTTTAAAAATGATAAAGCAGGAAGTTATCTTTAATGTTAAAAACCTCATGATCTCTAAAACAAAGAATATCTTTGCAACGGAAGGCATCCGGAACGTATTTACAGCGGTCTTTCAGTTCCATTCTTCAGACTGGGACAATCTAGTAAAGACAGCTGTCTTTGAAAACGTTGAAGGAACAAAAGAAATGAAGTTACTTGAAGAAGATAGGTGTGACATCCCAGACAGCTTTTTTAAAGCATCTGGTGTCTGCTATGTTTCTGTAATGGCTGGCGATTTTATGGTAACGAATAAAGTGGCGATAATCGTAGTCAATGCCGGTTATGTTTCTGGAGATACAGTTGCAGAAGCAAAGAATTACTTTGAACAGATTCTTAGATATTTTGATGCAACGAACACGAATGTTCAGGAATATGGAAAGCTGGCCGAAAGATTTGCCGTCGGTTTGGCAGAGATTCCTGAAAGCTTGACGGATAATGCGAAATATTATGCAGATCAGGCAGAACAGGCTGTCATGGGTATTCCGGGGCAGGTGGAAGATGCAAAGATAGATATCGACAATTATGTCAAAGAAAAAGAAGCTAACCTGAAAGGCGAAGACGGAAATGTATGCTTTGTAGAGTTCCGCATTCAACCTCCATATCTTTTTATGCGGAATAATCCGGAGGAAACAGATATTGAATTCAGGTTAAACGGTTCTAAGTTAGAGTATAAATGGAGGGAAAGAGACTAATGGCTAGAAAAACAATAGGTAGTGGTCAGTGGACCAACATGGGAAATGTAACCACGAATCCTGATGGAAGTTATTCTGACTCCAAAACATATAATTTTCTGGATATGGTGTCATATAATGGCGGTTCATACATTTGTCTACAGGATGGAATAAATGGCGTTCGTCCATCGGCTGGCGAAAGTACAGACATATGGTTTTGTTCTTCGGTTCCGGGGGAAGCAAGCCCGGCATTCCAGAATTTAGCGGAAGAAGTCAAAGAAGCTGCTAAGCTGGCAAAGGAAAAAGCAACAGCTGCTGAGGCGAGCGCAAAGAAATCGAACGATAGTGCGACAGCAGCATCCAGTGCAGCAAACTTAGCAATCGACGCTGCAAAAAATGCAGAGGGTTCCAAAGATGTAGTTGCTGGGTATAAAAGAGCTGCTGAAAAAGCTGCTAAAGATGCTGCATCATCTAAAGAAAGTGTAGATACGAAAATTGCTGGATTAGATGAAACGTTTGCAAATAAAACCAACAGTTCCATGCAAAGCATAAATAAGGCTTTTGATGCAAAAGCAGAAGAGATTAAAACAGAGATTGATGCTGCAAAAGCAACAATGATATCTGAATCTCAAAAAGCTATTAATGAGACTACAGATACGGGAAAACAAGAAATTAATACAGTTGGGGCAGAGCAGATAACAAATATACAGAAAGCAGCTCAAGCCGTTACTGACGCATCAAAAAAATTGCTCGATCAGGTTAATCATATTACATTTTCGCTTAATGCTGAAGATGGTGGACTTGACATTATTTACACAGAATAGGGAGGAAGAAAATGGCAACAGGAGATCAGATTATAACAAATTTTCCGAGAGAATCAACCATGAAGGAAATTTCACAGGCAGTACAGGCCATTGCGCTTGCACAGGCAGGTGGTAAATTGGAAACTATCACAACATGGGATCAGATTGCGGCTTTGTCAAGAAATGGGCTTTTACAGAAGCTCTATGATTATGGAGATCAGCTTGCTGATAAGTGGACTGACACAGCAGGCAACAAAGAGTATGAATTCCCGTGGCACATCAGTCATTTTGATACGGAAGAACTTGAAGATGGAGAACAAATTCAGGGAACATATCTTGAAGCACATTATACAACTCCGTTTGGCTTGCAGTTTAGTAATAGAGCTTTCCTGCGTTGTCCAAATGGTTTGGCTGCCGGTACATACAATGTAACGCTAGGTGCCAAGTGGGGTAATAATGCAGTGAAAGATACGACCTGGAAGTTTACTCTTACCCAGGCTGTACCAGAAGGAGGTTCTGTAGCTGGATTTACTCAGATGCCAGATGTTGCACCGTCGAATTGGAAAGCTACTTCTTATGCCGCAGATGGTATCACAAAAATTGAAACCGTAGCGATCAGTTCAGGTACTACTGAGGACGGAACCAATCTTGGAACAATGAACCTTGATACACGAAATGGAGATTTAAACTCCATGCAGGAAGCTGCATACGGATGGAACCGTTGGAAATATTCAGCTGCTCGACAGTGGCTCAACTCCGAACAGCCAAAAGGAAAATGGTGGGTAAAACAGGATGAATGGGATGTTGCACCGGATCAGCTCGCCACAAAAAACGGATTCTTATGCGGAATGCCGGTAGAAATGCTTAAAGTATTAAAGAAAATCAAGGTGACAACCCTTGCGAATACCGTTAATGATGGCGGCGTGACTGATATCACATACGACAGAGTATTCCTTGCGTCTATGTCACAGATGAACGTAAATATGAGCAAGGAAGAAGGAACAGTTCATGAGTACTGGAAGCGCAGAACCGGATCGGCAAAGGCGATTGAACCATGGAAAACATATCCAAATATGATTCGATATTCTGCAGCGAATCATACCTCACCTCAGCGTGTGTTTTCTCGTTCGGCTTATCGTGGTAACGCTTGCCATGTTATGATTGTGTACACGTCCGGCATCGTCAACAGCGCGCACGCGTGGTACGCGTTTACCTGCGCCCCGCTTGTCTTCGTATAATCATCAATCAATTAATCCCTGCACCCACGGATGCAGGGATAGAACTGGAGAATACACATGGCAGTTAAAGTCGGAGAGAGAAATGTGCCGGATACTCCGCAGAATAGACAGTTAGATGCTGCTTGGGAAGCGAGAGAACTGGCATTATATACGATTAAGATATGCAATAACAAGAATATCTTTCTTCCGGAATACCAGTCAGCCCTTACGGATGATATTATCCGTACAGCAAAGGATATTTACATAAATGTCTGGACTGCAAACAATATTAGGGTAGACGGTCATAAGGAATTGTGGAACTGGAGGAACAGACTTCAGAGACAGGCTACGATGGAATGCAACAATTTACTGGCATTGATTGGGCTTGCCCGTCCTCTATTTCATTTAAAAGGAAAAAAGGTAAAATATTGGTCTGAAAAAACGCTCAAAACACGAAATTATATTAAGAAGTGGAGAGAATCAGATCAGGAAAGATACTCGTAAATAAGTTTGGGATGTAGGCTATCACCTCAGAATGTGTTTTCTCGTTCGGCTAATCGTGGTAACGCTTGCAATGTTATGAATGTGAACACGTCCGGCAACGTCAACAACACGAACGCGTGGAACGCGAATACCTACGCCCCGATTGTCTTGCGTAGGGCATTATGACCAACACATAGTGCTGGTTGCCCCGAAGATTATAGACAAGGAGCCGAAATCCCTGGCATAAGCCTAAACAATACCGCGGATAATCGAAAGAGACAGTACATGACTCCCAGAGAGCCTGCCAGTGCTGAAAAACTGCGGACAAAACAGTATGAAAGATTACATTACAAATTTTGACCAACTATATAATTCTATGCAGAAATGCAGGAAGGGAGTGTCCTGGAAACCCTCTGTTAAATCGTTCATTCTTAACAGTGAAGAAAATTTGCTAAGAATGGAGCGACAATTAAAAGAAGGAACCTGGAAAAATGGGAAACCAAAGCCGATACTCATTACTTATCCAAAACGCAGGGAAGGACTCAGCATACCATTTAAAGATAGAGTGTACCAGAGAAGTATTAATGATAATGCACTGTATCCTCAAATGTCGCGACATTTTAAATATGCGAACTGTGCCTGTCAAAAAGGGAAAGGAACAGATTTTGCACGCAAACTTGTAAAGAAATATCTATGGAACCATTATTGTAAATATGGAACCGAAGGATATATTATACAGGTTGATATTCATGGGTATTATTTGAATATGCGGCACAAAGATGTAGAAAAATGTTTTGCGGATGGAGCTGATCTGGATACCTGCCAGATGTCTGTGGCAGTACTAAATGAACAGTATGCCGGAGAAACCGGATACAATCCCGGCTCACAGATGGTCCAGATTGCCGGAATAGCTTTATTGAATAAATTGGATCATTATGTCAAGGAAAAACTACATGTTCGGTATTATATCAGATACATGGATGATTTCTGGATCCTCACCCATAAAAAGTCAGATGCAGATTATATTTTTAGAGAAGTTGAAAGGTCCCTATATAAATATGGGCTTCAATTGAATAAAAAGAAATCTCATGTCCAGCCACTGAAAAAAGGATTTATGTTTCTTGGATTTAATTATCGAATTACAGAAACTGGCAAAGTTATCATGACACTTGACTCTAAAAGCACCAAACATGAGAGAAAAACTCTCGTCAGAATGGTTCATAAAGAGAAGAGAATGGAACTGGAACCTGAAAAAACAAATGAGCATCACAGGTCCTGGGAGGATAATGCAAGTAAAGGAAACTCATATAAGTTGACACAACGTACAAAGACATATTTAAAAGAGCTTAGAAAGGATGGTTGAAAATGGAAATTAGAAAAATGAACCTGCCGCCTGCGCAGGCTGCAGAGGACGAAAATCTCAGAGCAACAGTAGTAAAGCAGAAAGAAAAAATAGAGAATCAGAAAACAATGATTCAGTACCTTGCTGCTATGACAGATGTTTATATTCCGGAAGAGGAGGAAGAGGAAGATGTACAGAATTTTATTGAAAATGAAGAAAATGTATAACCACGAAGACTGGCTGAAAATGGTAGAACAGGCAAAGGAACGAGGCAAGCTTACTGATGAAGAATATCAGAAGCTTATCTCAATGGATGGAACTGAAGAAGAATGACGAAACTGCAGATAATAAGTAAACAATGGTCATTGATTTATGATCTTCTGCTTTTCAATAAGGGCGAGAGTGAGAGGACTCTGGAAGATATTGAACAGGATATGGACATGTTGGAGTTTCATTGCAGGAAATATGCCGGAGCAGATGATGAAGAATTGATGATGTAAAAAGGGCCACAACAGGCTCTTTTTTTAATGGAGGTAAAACTATGCACAGCCAAAGAAGCCCACCGTAGAGGCCAAAATAGAAGGTGTAGACAGGAATATAGGAGGAAAATATGGAGGCGGAATACATTAGCCGGTCCGAACATGCTGAGTTCTGCAAGCGCGTTGATGCAGAAGACGAAAGGCAGAACAAACGATTGGAACTGCTTGAAGAAAATACAAAGCAGATTAATTCGCTTACAACATCGGTAGAGAAGCTGGCACAAAGCATTCAGCTGATGTGCAAAGAGCAGGAGCAGCAGGGAGCGCGCCTGGAATCACTTGAAAGCCGGGATGGGGAGATGTGGAAACAGGTAACAGGGTATGTTATAACAACTCTGGTTGGCCTTGCAATCGGATTTTTCTTTAAACAGTTCGGTTTTTAAGAAAGGCATTGATATGGATATTTTTAAAAAGAAAATAAAAAAGATAGTTTCGGCGATAAAGAAAGTCGGAACATTGAACCTGGTGCTGATGTTTGTCGGCGCTTTTTTTATATGGTTCAACTGGCAGATGATCTTGCTGTACAGGCAGTGCGATAGCATGCCGGAAACATATGCCTGTGCAGTTGTGGCAGCAACCATTGGAGAGTGTGGCATATGCGGCTGGATTCGGACAAACAAAGACAAACAGCAGGATCGGAAATGGCAGAAACAGGATGAAAAAGAAGGACGAGAACAAAATGAATCCGACATGAATGTCGGGAACATAGATGAGGAGGATAATTTATGACGTTAGAATATTTTTTACTGTTACTTATGATTGTATCAATCTTTACCGGCTTAGTGACTGAAGGTATTAAGAAGTTGCTTGAAGAGTCAAAAAAAACCTACAAGGCAAATTTCCTTGCAGGAGGGGTGGCTGTAGTTTTGTCAGTGCTTGTAGGAAGTGGATATATTATTTTGATGGATGCACAGATCAACAGCAAGATGGCAGTATACCTTATTGCGCTGATTCTGCTTTCATGGCTGTCTGCAATGGTTGGATATGATAAAGTCATTCAGTCACTTGGACAGATCAAACTTCCGAATAAGAATGAGTAGTTAGGAGCCTGCTTTAAGGCTTCTTTTTGTGAGGTGGACTTATGGATAAGCAAAATATAACTGTGTTGAGAAAAATACTGTACGCAGTGGAATCCGGAGATCAGGTCTATGGTAGACAGGATTATTCTTGTTTTGCCGGGGTCGGAGCGAACTGTAGCAATGAAAAAGCTATTACGATCGGTGCGGGCCAGTGGTACGCAGGAGAAGCAAAAGAACTGTTATACCGGATCCAGAGAGCAAACCCGAAGCTATTCAAAGACATGGATAATGCAGGCTTGGAAAAAGACCTGCTGATGAAGAGCTGGGATACATACGCCGTAACAGCAGAATCTGCGAAAGGAAAATGTATCGTAGACATTATCAGCACTGACTTGGGGAAGAAATGCCAGGATCAGTATATGGAAGACCAGATACAAACGTATATTCCGATCATTGAAAAAGCATATGGAACCATGGAAGATTCAGCCATGATGGAATGTATTAATGTCCTGCACCAGGGCGGCTTTGACGCATTGAAAAGAATCTTGTCTAAAACTCCAGAACCATATACTGCAGACAAGATTTATGCAACACTGTGCCGGGATCCGGCAGACCCGACGCCGAATCAGGTAGGGGATTACACAGACAGGCAGAAAGCTGCCATAAACATGATTCATACATATGCTGATAGCACAGAGAAAGAAGGTATTGCAATGACTAAGACAGAAAAAGCAATAAGACAGATGGAGACATGGGCGAAAGATGCTTCTCATGGCTACGATCAGGACTACCGCTGGGGAGAAAAAGGAGATTACGACTGTTCCTCCGCTGTAATTCAGGCATGGCAGAACGCCGGAGTTCCAGTTAAGTCTGGTGGTGCTACATACACAGGAGATATGAAGAACGTATTCCTGAAAAATGGATTTGTAGACGTAACGAGCAAAGTTAACGTAGCAACCGGATCTGGTCTGCTCAGAGGAGATGTGCTGCTGAATGAAGCGCATCATGTAGCCATGTATTGTGGAAATGGCAAAGAGGTAGAAGCCTCAATTAACGAGAAAGGTACCGCTCATGGAGGTAAACCGGGAGATCAGACTGGCAAGGAATTTTTGATCCGGAGCTATCGGAATTATCCTTGGAATTGTGTGCTCAGGTATAGAGGGAATATTTTCTCCGCTTCTGACACAGAGAAGAAACAGAACACAGTAGCCTATGTAGCCAGATTCACAAAGGATTGCAAGTGCTATAGTGCAGCTGGCAAAACTCAAGCTAAAATGTTCCCAGTGATTAAAAAGAATGCGGTTGTAGATGTGATGAAATACACCGAAACCGTAAATGGTAAAAAGTGGTATTTTATCCGGATTCCACATCCGACAGAAGGATTCGTAAGAGAATTTGTTCCGGCCGGATATTTCAAGAAGTTGATTTAAAAAAGACGGTGCCTTCTAAAATTACATTAAAATATATCACTTCAAAAGGAACTCTATAAAGATGGAGTTCCTTTTGAATAAACCGCTAATTATATTTTATAATATTATTCCTCCCCTATCTTTTCTTCATATTTTTTTATGAGCCATTCCGGGACCGGTTCGTCTCCGTCGTCACCCCTGTATTTGATCGGGTCAATATTGTTTGTGAAACACCATTCCCAGCTGTTATAATCGTCGCCGTCTTTTGATACGATGTAGAATATATCATATTCGCCATCCACAAATGCTATCGTATCTGTTGTATTCATTGTGTACAGCATGATATACATGTTTCTCCTGTATGCGTACGCCATTTCTAGCGGCGAATCTTCACCGCCCAGAAATTCCATGAACATTTCAACGTCGGAAGATTCTTTCGACAATTTGTTATAATAATCGTAGACTTTTTCATCCCATCCGTCCGGGAAAAGCTTACGATCTTTTATTTTTTCGTTATCTTCTTTAGCCATTTTGTAAATGGTTTCAAGTTTTACTCTCTTAATCATTTTACACGCCTCCTATTTCACTTCGCAATCTTCCAAGACAGCTCGCTCTAACAACTGTCTCACATAATCCGGACATTTGCTTTTTCCGGATTCCCAGTTTTCGAGCGTTCTAACCGGTATGTTGTACCTCCTTGAGAATTCTGCTCGGGATATCTTTAAGTGTTCACGCATTTCCATTGTGGACATATTTTCTTTTTGCTTCAGATCATCTTCCATAGATCCTTTTGTTTTGTAAGACATGAATCCTACCGCGGATGGGAAAATACGGGTGTAAGTGGTTTTATTTTCGTCAATCCATTTAATACTCACATATACTTTTGCACATAAATATGGCCATTCCGGACTTAATATAGTACCGTCCGCATATACACAAACATCACATTCTTCAGCGATAGAATTATCATATATGATACGATCGACTTCTTCTTTAAAGAATTTCGCACGGCAATAGGCCACGATATCGTCTAACTGGTATCCGTCGCATTC